TATCCCAATATCAAAACTTATAGTAAACCAACAGAAGTTAATGTTGGTGGACTGGACATTTTATTTTTACCGTGGATTAATCAAGGAAATGAAGAACTATCTCTTAACACTATCAAAAAGACTACTTGCAGGTGTGCGATGGGGCACCTGGAACTCCAAGGATTTAGAGTTAATCGACAAATCATCATGGAGCATGGTTTGGAGAGCAAACTATTTGAGAAGTTCGAGCGTGTCTACTCGGGACACTATCACACTCGATCAAATGACGGAAAAGTCTTCTACCTAGGAAATCCCTATGAGATGTATTGGACGGATGTGAATGATACTCGTGGTTTTCATATCTTTGATACGGAAACCCTCACTCACACCCCAATTAATAATCCTTATAAATTATTTCATAACATCTATTATGAGGATACCAACTACAAACTCTTCAATGCCACCGAGTATGAAAGTAAAATCGTTAAGGTAATTGTTCGTAAAAAGAGCAATCCAAAAGACTTTGAAAAGTTCATTGATAAACTACATTCGGCAGGTGTTCAGGAACTCAAAATTGTAGAAAACTTTGATATTCATGAGAACGAAGAGTTTGAAATTGATGAAGAAGAGAATACCATTTCTATTCTAAATCGTTATATTGATGAGTCTGAATTTGAATTTGACAAAAATATCATCAAAGGTATCTTCCAAGATTTGTATAGACAAGCTTGCGAAGTAGAGTAATGTTTCTCCTCACTCTTAAAGACAATAAAGAAGACGGTGCCTATGCTGTCCAAGACCAGTATGGTAATAAAGTTTTATTTCTTTTTGAGGAGGAGGACGATGCAGATCGCTATGCTATGATGCTCGAAGACCAAGAAGAGACTATAATGGATGTAGTAGAAGTTGATGATGAGCTTGCCATAAGGACGTGTAAGCATTATAATTACAAATATGCCGTAATTACTCCAGACGACATTGTTATTCCCCCTAAATTGAATGATAACCTTCAAGAAGATTCGATATAAAAACTTTCTCTCATCTGGGAACCAGTTTACGGAGATTGATTTCCAAGAACATCATACCAATCTAGTCATTGGAACAAATGGTGCTGGAAAATCCACAATGTTGGATGCACTTACATTTGTTCTTTTTAATAAACCATTTCGTAAGATTAATAAACCTCAATTGGTTAATACTACCAATGAGAGAGATTGTTTGGTTGAGATTGAGTTCTCGGTAAACAGTCGTGATTATCTTGTTCGTCGGGGAATCAAACCCAATGTGTTTGACATTGAGGTAAATGGAAACCAACTGCACAAAGAAGCAGATGATCGTTCCAACCAAAAGATCCTGGAAGAAAACATTCTCAAGGTGAACTATAAGTCTTTTACTCAGATTGTGATTCTGGGTAGTAGCACCTTTGTTCCCTTTATGCAACTGACGACTTCCAATCGCCGTGAGGTTATTGAGGATCTTTTGGACATTCGTATCTTCTCTGCGATGAATGGTCTTATCAAAGATAAGATCCGCGAAAAGAAAGATCAAATCAAATCCTTGGATCTTAAGAGAGAAACTCTCAAGGATAAGATGAAGATGCAACAAAACTTCATTGAGGAGTTGGAAAATCGTGGTAATGCCAATATCAACGCCAACAAAGAAAAGATTGCCAATTTAGATAAAGAAGTTGGCATTTACCTGAATGAGAATGAAATTACGGAAGAAAAAGTTCACTCTCTTACAAAGGAACAGGAAAATGTAATCGGTGCTGGTGATAAGTTAGTAAAGCTTAATAATCTTAAAGGTAAAATTTCCCAGAAAGTATCTGCGATTACGAAAGAACACAAGTTCTTTAATGAAAATACGGTATGCCCTACTTGTACTCAGACTATTGAGGAAGAGTTTCGGTTAAATAGAATTGTAGACGCCCAAAATAAAGCAAAGGAACTCAAGGAAGGTTACGAAGAACTCGAAAACACCATCAAGTTCGAACAAGAAAGAGAGCGTCAATTCACCGCACTTTCCCAGGAGATTACAAAACTCACGCATGGCATTTCTCAAAACAATACTCGGATTTCCCTCAACCAGAGACAAATCAGAGATCTTGAAAATGAAATTCAAACAATTGCCGAGAACCTTGCAAACCGAAATACTGAACATGAGAAACTAGAAGAATTTAAAGAAAATCTCCAAAAGACAATAGAAGACCTCTCTACTAAAAAACAGGAAATCGTTCATTACGATTTTGCCTATTCTCTACTCAGAGATGATGGTGTAAAAACGAAGATCATTAAGAAGTATCTTCCGTTCATAAATCAGCAGGTCAATCGCTATCTTCAGATGATGGACTTCTACATCAACTTTAAACTTGATGGAGAATTTAATGAAACTGTTGAGTCACCTATCCACGAAGACTTCTCATACTCTTCATTTAGTGAAGGGGAAAAAATGAGAATCGACCTGGCACTACTCTTCACTTGGAGAGAAGTGGCACGACTCAAAAACTCCGTGAATACTAACCTGCTGATTATGGATGAGGTATTTGATTCCTCCCTTGATGGTTTCGGCACCGATGAGTTCCTAAAGATTATCCGTTATGTCATTAAGGATGCTAATATCTTTGTGATTTCCCATAAGGCAGACCTGCAGGACAAATTCGAAACTGTCCACCGATTTGAGAAAGTCAAAGGTTTTTCCCGTAAAGTGTCTTCATAGACCCAAGAACAATGAACACTCCAAACTGGCAGCACCATTCCAAGAAGGAGCAGAAGCGGAAACTGAAACCGCAGGCACTCCGACAAGCAAAAGCACGACTGAGCCACTTTAAGAAGCGGCACATGACCTCGCCCAAAAGGCGGGGTTCTTTTGTATAATAGGTTCATACGCAACAGAGCAATGACCGTCCGCCACGAAATCAAGTCCCAACTTGCTAAACTCCTTGCCACTGAGGACCTGGTGGTTGAGCACAAGAAGGTTGAGACTGCCTGCTTTAATGTCCATACTCGTGTGCTGACCCTGCCGATGTGGGAGAAGGCAAGTGGAACCGTCTATGATCTTCTGGTGGGTCACGAGGTCGGTCATGCTCTCTATACACCTGATGAGGATTGGATAAAGGAGCACAAGATTCCACCACAGTTTGTGAATGTGGTTGAGGATGCTCGCATTGAGAAACTGATGAAGCGTCGGTATGCTGGTCTCTCCAAGACCTTCTACAAAGGATATGGGGAGCTTGCCGAGCAAGATTTCTTCCAACTCGAAGATGAAGATATTACTACCTATAATCTTGCCGATAAGGTCAATCTCTATTACAAGATTGGGAACTTTGTGAATGTTCCTTTTGATGATTTTGATGAGATGCCCATCGTTCGTATGATCGGTGAGTGTGAGACTTTCTCTGATGTTCTGATTGCCGCAGAATTTCTCTACAAGTTCTGTAAGAAAAAACAGCAAGAAGAAACCAAAACTCCGATGGATGATTTGGAGTCTCAGTCTTCTGGTTCTAATCAAGGTGCTTCTGACTTCTCTGATCAACCTGAAGGTGAGAATGAGGGTGAACAGGAGCAACCTAGTGAAACTGAGTCTTATGGTGGCACTGCTGAGCAGGAGAAACAACCCACTTCTATGGGTGGTCAAACCAATGAAGAACCTGAAGTGAAAACTATGGAATCGCTTGAGGAAGCACTCAAGGACTTGGTTGATCACAATGGTATTGAGAATGTTTATTTGGAACTTCCTAAACTTGACCTGAACAAAATTATTGTTCCTAACTCCGAAATCCACGACAAGTGTAAAGAATACTGGGGTTCTTGGATGGAAGAACAGGGATATACTACAGAAGAAATCTTTGGTGAAGTTGACCGTAAGTTTGTGGAATTTAAGCGTTCCGCACAGAAAGAAGTAAACTATCTGGTCAAAGAGTTTGAGTGTCGCAAGGCAGCAGACTCCTATGCCCGTGCCACCACTGCCCGCACTGGTGTATTGGACTGCACCAAACTCCATACCTACAAGTACAATGAAGACCTCTTTAAGAAGGTCACCACTCTTGCCGATGGTAAGAACCACGGTCTGGTATTCATCCTTGACTGGTCTGGTTCTATGGGCGATGTGATGGCTGATACCGTCAAGCAACTCTTTAACCTTGTTTGGTTCTGTAAGAAAGTTGCCATTCCTTTTGAGGTTTATGCTTTCACCAGTGATTATCCTCTGGTGAAGTATGATGAAGATAATAAGGCATCTATCCGTGAACTTGCCTATACCAAGAAAGACGGTTTGGTTCAGGTTGGTGAGTGGTTCTCTCTGATGAATATGCTCACCAGCAAGACTAATGGTAAGACACTGGAAGAACAGATGAAGAACATCTTCCGTCTTGCCACTGCCTTCCGTTATAACTGCTATACCAGATACAGTATTCCCTATGGTCTGAGTCTTTCTGGTACTCCTCTGAATGAGACTCTTGTTGCCCTTCATCAGATTCTTCCTCAGTTCCAAAAGGAGAACAAACTTCAGAAAGTTCAGTGTGTCATTTTGACTGATGGTGAAGCAGCAATGCCTAAGTATCACCGCGAAGTTCAGCGCCGCTGGGAGGATAATCCTTTTATGGGCACTGCCTACATTGGACCTAATTCTTTCCTCCGTGACCGTAAGACTGGTATGACCTACTCCCTTGACTGTGAGTGGTATGAGTTTACCGATATTATGCTTCGTAATCTGCGTGACAAGTTTAAGGATATCAACTTCATTGGTATTCGTGTGCTTGAGTCCCGTGATGCTGGTAGTTTCATTCGCCGTTACTGTGGATACTATGGACCCGAGTATGAAAAGACCATGAGTATTTGGAAAAAACAACGGGCATTTACTATTAAGAAGTCTGGGTATCATTCTTACTTCGGACTTTCTGCTAATGCCCTTGCCCAGGATGCTGACTTTGAGGTTGCTGAGGATGCCACTAAGACTCAAATCAAAAGTGCTTTTGCCAAGAGTCTCAAGTCTAAGAAAATGAATAAGAAGATTCTTGGCGAGTTTGTGGAACTTGTTGCCTGATAAATAATTAAAAATTTTTATAAAGATGTCTAGATTTACCGATTTATTTCAGGCACCTTCTCCAGCACCTGAACCACCTAAAGCAACTGCACCAAAACCAGCACCTAAAAAGGCATCAAAACCAGCACCTGCTCCAGTAGTAGAAAAAGAAGAGTGATCTAAACCACTTTCCAAACCGTCCACTGGGGGTCCTTGCGACCCCCTTTTTCGTATATAATAACTTCAGTTAAAACAAACGACTCAATGACCGTCTCCGCTGACTACATCCGCACTTCTCTCCAAGCAGTGTACGGAGAGTCCGTGACTGCCGCCGACATCCGTGCCTGGTGTGCTATGAATGGTTCTAACTACCAGACCGTTACCAAGAAACTTGATTCATACAAGACTGGTCGTGGTAAGTGGAACCTGACCATCCAAGAAGTTCGTGAGCAACTCGAAGAAACTGTAAAAGCACGTGCTGCACTTCCTGCTGTTGAGCAAAACCTTGTCCCCGAAAAAGATGATACCTTCGTCAAGTTTGGTAACTTTAGTGATATTCGCAAGATTATTGAGTCCCGTCTTTTCTATCCTACTTTCATTACGGGACTTTCTGGTAACGGTAAAACTTTCAGTGTGGAGCAAGCATGTGCTCAACTGAAGCGTGAGTTGATTCGTGTAAACATTACTATTGAGACTGATGAAGATGACCTTATCGGTGGTTTTAGGCTTGTTGATGGGAATACTGCATGGCACAATGGTCCCGTCATCGAAGCACTGGAGCGAGGAGCAATCCTTCTCCTTGACGAGATCGACCTGGCTTCCAATAAAATCCTCTGCCTTCAGTCCATTCTAGAAGGTAAGGGTGTCTTTCTTAAGAAGATCGGTCGCTGGGTGAAACCTGCTGCTGGATTCAACGTCATTGCCACTGCCAACACTAAGGGTAAAGGTTCTGATGATGGACGCTTCATCGGCACCAACGTCCTCAACGAAGCATTCCTTGAGCGATTCCCTGTGACCTTTGAGCAGGCATATCCTACTCCTGCCCAGGAAATCAAAATCGTTCAGAACGTTGCCGAGTCTCTTGGTGTGAGCGACGCAGACTTCTGCAAGCGCCTGGTGGACTGGGGTGATATTATCCGCAAGACCTTCTATGACGGTGGTATTGAGGAAATCATCAGCACCCGTCGCCTGGTTCATATCATCCGTGCCTACAGCATCTTCCAAGACAAGGCAAAGGCAATCCAAGTTTGCGTCAACCGCTTTGACGATGAAACCAAGCAAGCATTCCTGGAACTGTATGACAAGGTGGATGCTGACTTCCAAATGCCAGAATCTGTTGCTACTCTTTCGGACATCCAAGAATATGCTGCCAACCAACCTTGATTCATATGCAGTTTTCTGATATAATTGGGGGAGGTAAAAATCCGCCTCCCCTTTATTATGGACGAATATCCTTATTCCATCAATGATGGCATGACCCCTTGGGGTCACAGTGACTATGAATTCTTAATTCAAAACAACATGAGCGAAGACATTATTAAACAATCCCCTAGTACCCCCTGGAAGTACAACGAAGAAGAAATTGTAAAAGAACTTCTTGAGTACATTCGTGGTACTTACAACCAGCATTATTCTGCTGGTGACCAAAAGATTCAAACGCTTGACTTAATTGAAGCGTGTGGCGATGGTGAGGCATTCTGTCGCAGCAATATCCTTAAGTATGCTTCCCGTTATGACAAGAAGGGCAGTGCTCGCCGTGACATTATGAAGATTCTGCACTATGCTGTTCTTCTGCTAAACTTTAACGATAAGAACGCCGTTCGTGAAACCTACAATCAATGAATAACATGAAACTCTCTGACAATACCCTGACTATTCTGAAGAACTTTGCGGGTATCAATAATTCTATTCTTGTGAAGGAAGGAAATCGTCTCCGCACCATTTCTGTTGCCAAAAACATCCTGGCAGAAGCAGACATTACCGAAGAGTTTCCCCGTGATTTTGCCATCTATGACCTTAATCAGTTTCTGAATGGTCTGAGTCTTCACCAGGATCCTGACCTTGACTTTAAGGAAGATTCTTATCTGAGCATCAAAGAAGGTAAGCGTCGTGTGAAGTATTTCTTCGCTGATCCCAATGTAATCATCTCACCACCAGAAAAAGAGATTACTCTTCCTTCCCAAGATGTTTGCTTCCAACTGGATAGCACTTCTTTGGAGAAACTGGT